ACTACTTACTGAACTTACCGATACCTCACCAGTTACAGTTACCAATCTACCAACCTTAATGTAAGCAAGATTTTGTCTCAGCATACTAATCGAACCACTACCATTCATAGCAAATGTAGCTGAGTGAGTCCCCTCTTCATAATCCTCCAACTTATTGGCCGACCCTACACCGCCGAGGTAAATTCCGTCTGATAGGTAGAGGTCACGAAAACGCATACCATTATACCCAAGGTCAATAGCATTATCTCGAGATGCACCACTTGATGTTACAGGACGGATAATCTGGTTTCCAAATCCAATGTATGCATCAGCACCTTCTGTAGACCCAATATATAAAGTTGATCCGTTTGTCCCAATAGTACCTACAGTTGTGCCGTCTTTTTGGAACAATGCAATGTCACCATCAGAAGTAAGGCGATTTAGTTCTAATGGACTGCCACCATCGTTGGTAGACTGAATGCGGTTATTCCGCAGTGCTACACCTTGTGTACCAAACGATGTAGTAGTCTTGCCGATTAACACATTTTCTGAGCTATCAATCGTGAGTGCCACTGCGTCTGCGTTATCGTCAATCCCTTTAGAGGTGAACGCACCTTGAACCGTGAGGCTCGAAGCAAACGTCGTGGCATCCGCTATCTCAGCCGGTGGTACAGCCGTCATGGCCGCCGGTCCTAGGTGAACAACGTAAATGTTATTCGTCCCCGTTGGAGGCGCTGACGTAAATGTAAGCGTGGTTCCCGATACAGAGTACGCGACCGTCGGGTCTTGTATAACGTTCTCTACTACGACCCTGACGTCGTTTGTTACGGTCGGCAATGACATTGTAAAGGCGGTCGCTGAACCGTTGCCACTAAAGCTATCCTTTACCGTATTTGTATATGCTTCCGCAGGTACATTACCAAGTGTGGCCATTAGGTGATCTCCAGTATACTCATTACTACGTCAACAGAACTTGCAGTGTTCGACTTTACCTTAACACTATCTGCCGTTTCTAACACTACTTTTTGATCTCCGCCAACAATAACTATAGAACCGCCACTTGGAACTGGGGCATCTTTAATTAAATGTGTGTCGTTTGATCCGTCGTTTACCACCGCTGTAATCAAAACCTGGGAGGCCGTAACGTTCGATACCGTCAATCCGATAACCGTTGTAGCTGTTGATGAAGGAACCGTGTAACTGCCTACCGAGGTAAGCGAAGTGCCTATAGTTCTTGAAAGTTTATTTTTAAACGTATTTGCCATTGTCTATCCTATCCAAGTGCGATCGCTAGGGCCACCGCTGTACCAGCAGGGTCTACTTCTAAATTTGTTTGTGCGGCCGCAACGGTAGAAGCACCAGTGCCTCCATCTGCAACTGCTAAATCAGTTATACCAGAAATTACGCCGCCTGTAATGTTTACTGACGACATTGCTAAATTAGCAGTGAAATCAAATACTGCGGCTCCGGAACCCGCACCATCTGTGTAAATTAGTTTTGTGTCTCCGTTGGCTACAGTGACATTGGCTCCTGATCCCTGTGAAAACACAGCCGATTGGCCAGAGTTGTTATACACCATATATGTCTTTTGTGCATTGTTTGGTGCAATCGTTATGGTGTTCGTACCAGAAGGGGATCCGCCTAGAACCAGGACCTTATACATACCATCTGATAATGTACCATCTGTAGTTGTAAGAGTGTGCGTCGTACCAGACAAAGTAATCGTTCCAACCCCAGTAAGGATCCTGTCGATAATCTGAAGGTTAACGTTTGTTGTGTCGCCCCATGCACCCGATTGTTCACCTGTGGCGATCAACTCAATGCCGTTTGCGCTAGTGTATGTACTCGCCATCTGTTTCTCCTATGCCGCTACTTCTGTCCAACCAGGGGACTGCGACGGTGTGATTTCGTCCCAACCGGGTGTTTGCGACGGTGTTATTCCATTCCATCCTGGTGTCTGGTTCGGGTCTATTTGGCTCCAAACAAACACAGTTCCGGTACCACCAGTTGCAGAAACGCCTGTAATTGAGACATTTGCTTCCGCGACTACGGTTACAGTACCAACATTTCCCGTACTTTCCAACCCTGTAACTGGAACATCTACACGAATACCGACTTCTACGTCGCCAATCTCGCCTGTTCCTGCTACTCCAGTGGGTAAAACAATGGAATCTGCGGCTACTACAACCGATCCAACTGCTCCTGTTCCTGCTACACCAGTAGGTATTTCAACGACACTATCCGCTAAGACCTCTACAGATCCAACTCCGCTCGTTCCTACCAGTCCCGATACAGGGACATTTGCTTCAGCAGCGACTACTACAGTCCCTGTTTCTCCAGTTCCGACGGAACCTGTAACATCAACATCCGCGTTTGCGGCGACTACTACAGTTCCTAATGCACCTGTACCTTCTACCCCTGTAGGTAGAACAAGTGCCTCGGCAATAACAACCACCGATCCGACGCCGCCTGTGGCGGCAAGACCTGATGGTAGGACAACAGCATCAGCAGTGACGCTAACTGTACCGACGCTTCCCGCCGCTTGTAAGCCTGTTACCCCTACATTCGCATCCGCAGATACTGTAACTGATCCGACACCACCTGTGGCGACGTTCCCCGTTACTGGGATATTAGCTTCCGCAACGATGCCAACTGAGCCAACGGCACCAGTTCCGGCTACCCCCGTGACTGTCACAGGAATAGGGGAATCCCAGGGTCCTTCAGACCATGTACCTCTGCCCCAGCCTGTGATGTCTACCATCGGAGGCTACTCCTTACGCGATGCGAATGATCGCGTTTGAAGCATCCGCTGTTGGGAACTGAATAGTAAAATCACCGTTAGTAGATGTCTTGTCCGCACCAAAAGCTAGGATAATACAAGAATCTGTAGTGTTGGATCCACCACCTGTTGTGGTGTTGTAGATCATTGCACCGTTAGCAGTGATTGTCGAAGAACTAAAAGTTAGATCGTTGAAATCACAGAACGCTGTTGTTCCGCTTGTTGTTGGAGTAACGTTTGTCAACGCTGATCCACCCGCAGTATATCCAGTGCCCGAAGCTTCGTTCGAAGTTGAATAGTCTGTTGTTGCGGCACTTAAAGTGGCACTGCTTGTAAACAGAGCTAATTTAAAAGTACTACCGCCGTTAGTAAAATTGTGTTGGCCTTGCAGAAGTTCCTGCTTGAAGGACGTACACATTGCTTGAGTTATCGCCATATTATAGTCTCCTTATCGCGTCAGCTAGTTCGGGATTTCCCGAATCTTTTAGGGCATTATACACAGTTGTTCGGTCGCTGCGAATAGCTTCTCGCATATAAAATGCAACTACTTTTTCCATGTGCTCTTTGTAGGCCAGTGCTTGATCTCTAATAGCAGGATGTGCACCATCTGAAACGCTGATCAGTTTAGACACACAGCGTTCAGCTACTTCTTCCGGAGAAGACCCACGGTTCTCGGTAGTTTTTACCGATACCATTGGTTGATCCGGCATGTTGAAATCTAGTTTAAACATTACGTTTTCGGCCTTATAACTTTACCAACTCTATATTCTTGAGTGGTTTCTTTAGCTTCACCTAACATCTTCAACCCGATCATAGCTTCTCCAAAGCGTTGATTGTACTGTTGCATGACGTCAGCCTCACCCTTCATAAATATGTACGCTTCTACAAGCGAACCGTATAACAATGCTAGCTCACCGTTGGTACTAATCCAAGTAGTTCCTCCGCCTGCGCCCGCTGTTATGCTAGTTGGACGATACAGGTAGTGTAGCTCAACATCAAGGTTTGCGTTGGGTGTCGGACCGACAATGAAGTTATCCACGTCAAACTGTGCGTAATACTTAGGTAATCCCTGGGTTGTAGCGTTCGGGGAATACGTCTGTACAAAAGATACGTCCTTAAACTCTACAAATGTTTTTTCGTTATTCAATGTATAGCTCAAGGAAAACGGTGCCAAGAAGTCACTTGGGCAATTTAGATATGGGTTTGCTTGTGTAAGTGCAGCCGTTTGATTACGACGGAACAAATCTAGCTGTACGTTTTTTAGTATACGCTCTTCTGCCGCTCGTATAAACAAAGGAAGGTTTGTTACGAAACTCGTTTCGGAGTTTTCAGTATAGTCTTGAATAGCTTGCTTTAGCTGATCGTATGTAAAACTCATGTTATAATCACCGTTACAGTGCCTACATCTCCGTTACCACGAAGAGCGTTGGGCGTTAGGGCTTCATCACCGTTAAATCCAACAGGGCTCCAGCCCCATTGTATGTTTCTTTGTGCTTCCAAATCAGACTCAGGACGAGGATCTCTAAGAGCCTGGGGGTCTGGTCCTACTTTTGGTGGGTTGAGTTGAGGTTGCTTTGGATCATATTCGTCAGGCCCCACTTTAGCTCCCGTCCATTCCACCTTCATCTCATGCAAGCGGTATCGACGGCCTGACCGATCTGATATTCCCCATGCTTTTTTACCACTAGCGTATGCCATTAAACCCTCAAATAACCACTACCTGGTTGCAGTTTCAACGATACTCTGTCTTCATCTTCATCCGCAGCGCGTTGGAACTCTTCCTCATATACAGACTTTAGGATCTGAATACGCTCTGGCGCACGTTTCATAGCAATATAGTACGCTAATCCTGCGGCCATACAAGGGAAGAACCTAAACGGTAAGTCCGAATCATTAATCAAAGCGCCCGCGTCTTCAATTCTACGCACGTAATAGTAGATCAATTGATCGGTAGAGTTCTCTGGCACCGCCCATATATTAATTACAGGTGTAATCTGTCTGTTCAACCAATACTGACTAGGTCTACCCTGCGTTGTTTTATTCGGCAGCGTAACGTAATCACCACGACTGATACGTTCGACTTCATAGTCTGTGCCGTTACGTCGTAATACTACGTCTAACAAATCAACGACATCACTGTTTAAAGATTCTGTTGCCTGCCCTTGAGTTAGCGTTATTGTGTTAGATTTCACTGTCCACAGGTTTAAACCACGGTTAGCCCATTCAGCAAACATCAAGTTCAGAGAACGACGTGCTGTTTTGGCATCGTAGCCAGTGCGAACTTCTAGTCCACACCTCTCGTATGCTTCCTCGATTATCTCTGCGATATCGAGATTGAAGTCTCTGGTTCCTGATGTTGCCATTTAATTAACCCATCTTTGTGTTTTTTACGCCACGTCCTGCCATTACACAGCCGCCGTTCATAAATCTTTCGCGCTCTTTACGTCTAGAATTCTTAATTGTTTGCGGAGAAGCATTTGTTCTTGTATCATATTTTCTAGACCCTTCCTTAACCGGTCTACCTCTGCTATCTTTTTCACCGTCTTCAGTCATATATACCTTGCTATCAATAGCTTTTAAGTCATCAATCATATGCTTTAGTTTTTTTTCTTTTAACAATAAAGACTTGCGACTCTCTTGACCTGTAGCTTTTCTTTTAGCTGCATTAAATCCGGCTCGAACTCCACTTGTTAACATACCTACAGGGCTTGCTGTGTTTTGATCTATTTTACTGCCCAAAAACGTTTCTAACTTTGGACTAGGATCAAAGCCTACTGTACCTTTTAATTCTTTTTGTATTCTTTTTAAAAGTGTACGAGACTTGAAGTTTTGACCTTCTCGTTTTCTATCAGGCATTACATCGCTCCTTTATATTTGCCACCGCGCCCGGCCATTACACAGCCTCCGCCCATATAGCCTTTTTTAACTTTACCGCCGCTCATGTAGCCCTTCTTGACCATGCCGCCATTTTTCTTTTTTATTACACCACGGCCAATAAGAACGTCTTTCTTAGTGATTTTACCGTCGCCACTTAAATCTTTCATAGCATAATCCTTTCGGTTATCAAAATACTCTTGCTAGACCACCACGGCTAGCTTTCCATTTAATTCGTTTAGAAGACTTCTTCTTCTTAGCAGCAGATGTACACTGAGCCATCGTCGGCCTACATGCAGGATACCCCTTACGCTTCTCTCCCTTTTGACGGCCACAAGGTTTGCCTGTCTTACAGTCAACCCAACCCTTTCCGTCGTTTTGAGAAAACCATTTGCGTAAAGAATTTTCTTTTGCCATCAATAAGTCCTCGTACTCTTACGTCTTGTTTCTTCAACGCAACCACAACCAGAAGCTATGATGCCTCCACCACGGTATCTGTTCCTTGCAGGGCGTTTAGGATTATCCACTGAAGTCATTAGTCCACCTGTTGCCGCTTTCTTAGTAGAGTTTCCCCAGTTGGCCGCCCCTACCTTGCGACACTTCGAGAGTGCTCCGCTTGCGTAGGCGCTTGGCCATACCTTGTATCGGGCTTTGACTTTGCGATAACAAGCGTCTTTTTTTGTCTTTGTTTTTTTTGACATTAGCCCTCCTCTCCGGCGATCGTGAGATTTGAAACGACATCTGACCACGGCTTATCATTTAAATTGGCCTTTCGTGAATTGCTCACCAGGTACTTCAACATATCATTGTTCAAAGACACCATAGCATTAGTGTTACGGATTTCTGCTTCCATCACAGCAGTTCTAGTGTTCAAGTCAATCAACGTGCTAGACGTCCAACTTGTCCACTCTTTTGATACGAAACCAATAGATCCAATTATTGCCGCTACCACGACACTTCCAATAACTTTTTGATCCATACGCATCACCACATCTTACACGACCAATACCTGGCCGTTAGTTTATCTAGTCTTTTCGTGTCACATCCGTGTCTTGCACGGAATGACTTACGACGCTTGGGGTTAGATTTTTTAATCTTCATATTGGCGTCACCAAACCTGATAACCTTCTCCTTGCCTTTATCGCAAGCCTTTACAACAAACTTCTTACCCCCAGAAACCTGACGCCTAGGCTTGTTGCATTTCATCTTGGATTTATCAATCTTTGCCATGTTTACTCCACAAATACTGAAATTGTTGTGTTATCTGGTATAGACGCATAAACACCTTTTTTAGCTAAGATGCCGTCTCCAGGGATATACACCTCATCCATCCCTTGAGATGTCTCATCAACTCTAAGCAATACTTTCCCAGAAGCTTCGGACTCGTTATCATAAAGTACAACGTGACCTGTAGCTCCAGATTCATATGTTAAAACAAGAGCTTGCAGACGACAGCGTCGAGAAACCAACGCTGCCGAGGTTTGAGAGTAAAACGATGTTACCTCATTACCAGCCATACTACTCCCCTAAGACAAGAAGATTGTTAGTTGGTTAGTCGAACCGGTAAATGCCGCTACAAAAACACCATCTTTAAATATAATCCCATTATCAGGGATATTCATTACATGATGCCCCGTAGGGAACTTCTGTGTCAACAAAACGTCTCCGCTTGCGCTTCCGTCCTTGAGAGTAAACTCCCCAGCGGCAGCGGCAAAAATAACTATCTGACGCAAACGGGAACGACTTGGACCGACAATTGCGGCGGTTGTGCCTTGAACCCAATTATATGCGGTTACTGGACCTGACATATGTTAATCCTTTTTTTTCGGAGGACGTCCACGTTTCTTTGCAGGCTTCTCTTCCCATGCCTCATTGACATTAGGTGTAGAAGGATCATCCGCTTTGAGCGTACCGTTCTCATTTCGTGCGCGAACTTT